TAATCGCCTACATACTCTCCCAGCTCCTGCGGCTGTGGATAACAGCGTGTGCGGCCGTGATGATGTATGTTCCTATGTCGGCACTGGCTTACGCCCAGAGGGGCTATCGTGCGGTCGGCGGCGAAATGCTCCCTGTTGCAATAGTCGCTGTTGCGGTCTGGTACGGGCTGGGATGGCTTATGAAGGTATGGTATAGGGATATGATAGGGGGCGGACACGATGACAGATCTTGAGCAAATCGCAAAAGAAGCCACCGATCACGGCATGAGCTACGGCGAGTATGTTGCCTGGAAGGCGAAAGCAACACTGGAAGAGCAGCAGAACTACCGCCGGGCAAGTGAGGTGGCGGAGCTGAACAGAAAGAGAGGAAAGAAGAAATGAAGTTTAAAGTTAGCACAACGGTTGCTACTTACGAAGAAGTAATGGCAATTGCTCAGGCACTTGTCGGTATCGTAGATGAGTTAAAAATTGTCGCTGAGGACGAGGAGGACGAAGACGATGATGATCAGATATGAGAAGCCTATCATCAAGAATGTCTCTGAGATGAAATTCGGCGATGTGTTTATTACCGAATACGGCATTGAGGGTAACCAGCATAAGTTTGTTTTCGAGCGCTGTGAATCGGGCGGTAAAGGTATGACGGTAACTTATTTTCATCGCATCGGCGTGAAAAACACAGAGAAATGCTACGAATACACAGACATAGACCGTGTTACATATGCAGTTATCGGCAGAGAATAAAAAAAAGAGCTCCCCGAAGGGAGCAAAGCAAATTTTACACAAGACCAGTATAACACTGGAAAAGGAAAAAGTCAATGAATATTGAAGAAAAAATTAACGAAATGACACTTGGAAGCTTGTTTGATGGTATCGGTGGTTTTCCTTTTGCCGCAACAATAGTAGGAATTAAACCAATATGGGCTTCGGAGATAGATCCTGCTTGCATTGCAGTAACTAAAAATCGCTTTCCTGATATGGAACACCTGGGTAGTATCACAGATATAGACGGTGCGAAAATCCCGCCCGTAGATGTAATTACTTTCGGCTCGCCGTGCCAGGATCTAAGCGTCGCTGGAAAACAAGTTGGGCTTGATGGCGAGCGAAGCGGGTTATTCAAAGAAGCGATACGAATAATTTACGAAATGAGGTCAGCGACAAATGGAAAATATCCGAGTTTCATTATTTGGGAAAACGTCCCCGGAGCGTTCAGCAGTAATAATGGGCGCGATTTTAGAACCGTGCTTGAAGAAATCACAAAGACCGATATTCCAATGCCTTCAAGTGGAAAATGGGCGACCGCAGGAGTGGTTCGAGGGGGGGCGATTTGTGCTGCGTGGCGACAACTTGACGCTCAATATTAGGGAGTGCCCCAGCGAAGAAAGCGCATCTACCTTGTCGGAAGTTTTGGAAGTGATCGTGCCGAAAAAATATTATTTGAGTGCGACAGCGTGCGCGGGTATCTTGCGCCGTGCGGAACGGCGCGGGAAAGAACTGCGGCCACAACTGAAGGAAGCGTTAATATCAGTAGTGAATGCTTCGACGCAAGAGAAAACGGCGACGGGGGAGGTAATTCCGACAATGACGGGCGACCATAACGGGCGGGTAAATGATTATTGTGCGGTTGTGGTGCAAGCAAAAGGCTTCAACGGTCAAAACAGCGTTACGGCAGGCGACGTCGAAATGCGCGAAGAACTATCCCCGACTATCACTTGTAAAAAGCAAGCAGATGTACTATATGCGGCGGGCTTCAAAGGTGGAGCGGGCGCAAAAGCGGGCGGCATTGGTTTTGAAGAAGAAAAGTCGCCGACGCTTATGTCAACACCGAGCGGGACGAACGCCACGCCGACGGTTATTGTCGGTAAAACGGTCGTTTTCGATGAAACACAAATTACATCGCCGCAGAACGGAAACAACCCGAAGCCGAACGGCCCTTGCCACCCGTTAGCGGCTACGGCAAAACCGCCCGTATTGTGCATACAAGGAAAATCAATCGGAAGGGCTGATAAAAACGCGCCGAACGGCAGCGGAATAAATGAAGGCGTTTCTTTCACGCTTAACACCGTTGACCAACACGCCGTTGCATATGCTTGTGACTACGCTTCGTTTAATCAGGGTAAAAACGCTCTGTATGCTCCTGACGTAAATGACAGCGGCATAAATTCGACACTAGTAGCAAAAGGACCGTCGGCTGTAGTCTATAAATTCATCAAATGGATTGTACGCCGCCTTACACCGCTTGAGTGCGAGCGATTACAAGGTTATCCCGACGATTGGACAAAGCTCCCTAAAATTAATGATATGACCGAAGAAGAATTTTCGTTTTTTTTGCAAATATTTTTGCTTGATAAAGCGGCAAGAGGCAAAAAAACAAGAGCGCCAACAAAAGCTTCGCTTGTTAAATGGTATAACAAACTTGACTGCGATGGAAATCGCTACAAAATGTGCGGAAACAGCCTTGCAATACCGTGTGCGCTTCGGGTGCTCGGGGGTATTGCTGAAAACGGAGTATTTAATAATGGAGGTTGTCGGTAGAGAATCAGTATAAAAGAAAAGGCTGTCACAAGGACAGCCATAAAACAAACAAAAACGTTATTACAGTGATTATATCACAACATGGAAGGAAAGTCAATTGATAAAAGACAATTACACCTTTAAAGAAATAATCGAGGCGCAGAAAAAGCCTCTTGAAGAGAAAATACATCTATCTGTGGATGTTCTCAGAAAAGCGTATGCTCTGAGCCGTCACAATGTGGCGATTGCCTTTTCGGGCGGAAAAGACAGCACGGTGGTTGCTGATCTTATAGAACGCTTTTTGCCAACAGAGTTTTCAAAAACATTCTGCATATTCGGTAACACAGGCGTTGAATTTCCTGAGAGCTTGAAATTTGCACGGAGCTATGGCAAGGAACACTTCGGAGAACGCTTCAAAGAAACTAAGTTTCTTGAGTTAAAAGAGCCTGAACTTAGATACGATTTTGCAAAAAAGATAGTACAGCGACTTGAAGAAGAAAACGCACTTGATGAAATCTTAAAGCCGGACGGAAAGTTGAAAGGTCAGAAAGCATTGATTAAAGCGGCAGAAAAGAGAGGATATATCCTCGACCGTTCTAATTGCTTCCCGATTGGTACAAAGATGACATTTGCATACTGCTTAGAGCAATACGGCGCTCCTCTTCTCGGTAAATCTGCGTCAAAACTTGACGCTCATCGTATAAACATCGAATGCTTTTTGAAATACTCAGACACTGCTTCGGAAAAAGATGAACTGAAAGAGTATTACGACACATTGAGAGAATGTAAATACTCTCAGCATTGTTGCACGTTACTCAAAAAGAAACCGAGCGAAAAGATACAGGCAGAGCTTGATTGCGATGTTATTATAAAGGGACTTATGGCGGCGGAGAGCCATACAAGAATGGTAAATGTAGCAACAAGAGGTCATATTTTTGCAAGCCATAGACCTCATGTTAAAGATGGCTCATTCTATCATGTATCGCCAATTGCAATGTGGACTGATGATGACATTTGGGAGTATATTCATAAATATGACGTAGAATATTCAAGTCTTTACGACATTACATACACCGATAAGGATGGCAAAGAAAAGTATATCAAGCGCAACGGATGTATGTTTTGCGGTACAGATATTCAGTTCAAAGATAACCATCTTTCTGTTCTTCGACAAACACATCCTAAAGCATATCGTGTTTGTATGGATCAGTATGGATACAAGCATGAGTTAAACAAGCTCTTTGAAATGAAGAAAAATCAAAATATCTTAGCGGCAACAACCGATTTAGGCAGAACAGCAAGAATGATAGATGCAGCAGGAGAACAGCTTACGCTTCTTGACGTGCGACCTTGCGCTTATGATGATTTTGCCGAGATGGTTGATCTGAAAGGAACGGGACTTGATAATGAATACGATCCTGATGCGAATTAAATTATAAGGAGGAAAACCAAATGTCAGTAAAAATCAGCTCACTTGAAATTGAAAATGTCAAGCGAGTAAAAGCGGTACAGATAACACCTGCCGAGAACGGTCTTATGATAATCGGCGGGAAGAACAACCAGGGGAAGACATCAGTGCTTGACGCTATCGCATGGGCACTCGGCGGTGACAGGCTGAAACCGTCACAGGCTGTGCGGGAAGGCTCTGTGATTCCGCCCCACATGGAAGTTACGCTCAGCAACGGTATAAAGGTAGTCAGGAGCGGCAATAACAGTACGCTCAAGGTTATTGATCCGGACGGCAACAAGGGCGGTCAGCAGCTGCTCAACGAATTTGTAGAACAGTTTGCGCTTGATCTTCCTAAGTTTCTTGACCGGTCGAGCAAGGAAAAGGCGGATACTCTCCTCAGAATAATCGGTGTAGGCGATAAGCTGTACGAACTTGAAACCGAAGAACAGAAGCTGTACAATCAGCGTCACACTATCGGTCAGATAGCGGATCAGAAGAAGAAATACGCTAAGGAAATGCCGGTATTCGCAGATGCTCCGAAAGAGTTTGTGTCAGCAACCGAGCTTATCAGACAGCAGCAGGATATTCTTGCAAGAAACGGCGAAAATCAGCGTAAAAGACAGCTCAGAGAGCAGTACGACAGAGAACTTGAGTTGGCTCGGAAGGCATACGAAGAAGCACAGGCAAGACTTGAAACGGCAACGGTAAACGCTGAAACCGCACATCGTGACGCTGAAGGCCTTGCAGACGAGAGCACGGCAGAGCTTGAACAGAGTATAGCAGACATTGAGCAGATAAACGCAAAGGTCCGTGCAAATCTTGACCGTGAAAAAGCTGAACTTGACGCTGAAGCGTATAAAACTCAGTATATACAGCTTACCGAAGAAATACAGTCTGTCAGAAAAGCTAAAACAGATCTTCTTGACGGTGCAGACTTACCGCTTGAGGGCTTGTCGGTAGATAACGGCGAGCTTACATACAACGGTTTTAAATGGGATAATATGTCTGGTTCGGAACAACTCAAGGTTGCGACCGCAATTGTCCGCAAGCTCAATCCCGAGTGCGGTTTTGTACTGCTCGACAAGCTTGAGCAAATGGATTCCGACACACTTGTGGATTTCGGGAAGTGGCTTGAAGCCGAGAACCTACAGGCGATAGCTACAAGAGTATCAACGGGTGACGAGTGCAGTATCATAATCGAGGACGGCTATTCAAAGCCGGTTGAAAAGAAAGAAACTACAACATGGAAGGCAGGTACATTTTGATGAGTACAACAATGAACATCACTAAAGGCAGAATCGAAACCGCCAAGAAGGTGGTTATATACGGTCCCGAGGGAATAGGCAAGTCAACGTTTGCATCGCAGTTTCCCAATCCGTTATTCATCGACACCGAGGGTAGTACAAAGGAAATGGACGTTGCCCGTTTTGATAAACCGACATCGTGGGAGCTGCTTAAGAGCCAGATTGAGTATGTCAAGCTCAATAAGCCTTGTGCCACGCTTATAATTGATACGATAGACTGGGCGGAACAGCTTTGCATCAAGTCTATCTGCGATAAGTACGACAAAAAGGGCATCGAGGATTTCGGCTATGGCAACGGTTATGTGTACGAAAAGGAAGAGTTCGGCAGGTTTCTTAATCTGCTTGAAGAGGTTATCGAAGCCGGAGTTAACGTTGTACTCACAGCTCACGCTATTCTCAGAAAGTTTGAACAGCCCGATGAGCTCGGAAGCTATGACCGCTGGGAGCTGAA